GTTTCCCAGTCACGATCGCACCAGTACCACTTACTTGAACAAGAAAAGAGGCTGCTCCATCTACATACAGGCCAGTACTAACCGATACAGTGCCAAAAGTTTGATCTGCACTTACAGCAATTGTACCGCTTACAGGAATGCTGGAAGATACAACACCATTAACTGTAATCTTAATGCCTTGTCCAGCTTCAATAGTTTTAACTGTACCACCTTCAGCAGAAGGTACGTTAGTTAGTCCTGAACCATCACCAACAAAGAAAGCCGCTGATACAGTATCGGCAAATGTTGCAGATGTAGCTTTTACACCTGCAAGAGAAACTGTAATACCTGTTGTACTAAGAGCAATAGTAGGATTACCTTCAGTCCCATCTGCATTACTGATTGTAATACCTGTGCCACCTGTAATTGTTCTACCATATACATTACCTGCACTTACAGCTACAATACCTGTAGCACCTGTTAGGTCTGCTACTGCATTAAGCGTTGAAGCATTGGCTGTAAGGGTTACTCCACTTAGTTGAAATGTTCCGTCAATGTTTACTGTAGAATTGCTTAGTTGTAAAGGAGATGTTGTACCACTACCATCTTGTACAGATTGTAATGTACCAGTTAATCCAGTATTGCTATTTCCAACTTGTAAAAGTTGTTTATAAGTATTAGCAATTTTTGTTCCAGTAAGTGTAGCCATTATATACTATTCCAATAGTTATCAGTGTCTTCCCAAATTGATGAAGCAGCTTCCCAATCTAGATTACGTTCAGCATTAAGTTCTGGACGTGGATTACGAATTGCTGGATTATCCCTTACATCGGGTGTTTTATTTTGTGGATGGTTCTTTAAATCATAAGCACCATCGTAGTCTGTTGGGCAAACAAGCATTCCGTAGCTGTTCATTTTTAGTACCCTGTGAGGATACCTAAAACCGCACGTATCGCATATTGCTAATGCTCTTTTAGTGCTTGCCATAATTCTTAAACTCTATTTAAATTTGGTACTATACGTAAGCTTGCTCTTTCTTTATCTTCATCCATTGCACGTGCTAGACGTTCTTCATATTCAGCTTTAAGAAACTGAATACGTCCACCTTCTACACCGGGACGTTTCATTGACATAAAGTATGATAGTCCTGCAGTAAGACAGGGATAAAAACGTCTGGAAATATCTGCAGTCTGTACAGCAGATTTGTTTACATCTTGAGTATACCGCACTTGTTCAATTTTTAAAAGGTCTGTTGTATTCTCTGGGATAGGCCAAAGATACATTGTTGGATTATCTCTATCACGCCGTATAGCATATTGTGATGGACGACCTGTTTGACCTTTACGTGGAATCTTGAGATATTCTTCCATTGTAATACGTTCTAGTTGAAGATCAGTATCGTCACGATTAAGAACAACTTCAAGAACGTCTACAGTGCTAGAAGCTAGAGCATAAGCTGTTACACTTGTAGATACCGAAACTGTAGTAGTATTAGCAGTCCAAAGCAGTACACCACGATTCTGCCAATCCTGTAGCAGTAGATTGATTGAACGACGAGCAGACTTAGGATCGTGTCCTAGTGTCTGCTCACCACCAATCATTTCCATTGCTTCTTGAATAACTTCGTCAATATCCATTGAGAAGTTATATGTACCGCTAGTAGTCATTACTTAGCCTTTCTTTTAACAACCTTTTTAATTTTCTTTTTCTTCTTTTTCTTATAAGGTGGTTTAGTAACTTGTTGTGTTATATTAGAACGACCTATAGCCATTAACACCTCCACCGCTTACGTGCTTGACGCAAACGGCTGTTAGGATTTTTAGCAGCTTTAGGAAACTTTTTCATTTGTCCTGCTGATCGTGCACAATATGACTTACGTCGTGCTGCACGTGCTTTAGAAGGTTTCTTTTCAGTTACGGCTGTTTTAAGCTTAGAACCGGGATTCTGCCTACGATATTTAGCAACACCCTTTTTGGTCATTCCTGCACCAGACTTAGTGGGACGTTTGTCACCACTCTTGATGCTCATGCCTTTCATTCCTTTACCTGTGCTTTTACGTACAGCCATTATGTAACCCTTCTATATCGTCTTACTTTCTTAGCAATCTTCTTTGGTTGTTTAGCTACTTGCTTACCCTTTTGAGTTGCTTGACGTTTAGCTTTTGTTGTAGCCGCATATTCTTTAGCACTAAGCCTTTTAATAGCTTTCTCCGGTAAGTATCTTTCACCAGTAGCCTTTGGACCTTGCGTAGATGGCTTACCTGATTTAGTACGCCATTTCTGCTTAGTCCAAGATTTAAGACTACGTTGTGGTTTTTTCAAAGCCACTTTATTTTCCTACAAGAGCCTTGATCTTTGCAATAATACGTTTTACTGTGTGTACAGGACACATTTTACAATTACATTCCATTATGATCTATAACCTCCACCTTTGGCTTTATATTGTTTTGCAAGCATTTGTGCTTTACGTGCTGACCATTGTCCCGGTCTACCGCCTTTACCACCAGCCTTAATACTTTCAAAAAGTCTTTTACGCATTGTAGGCTTAGTATAGTTACCAGCTTGATTAACTTTTGATTTAGGCTTTGCGGTAGTTTTTCTTGACTTTGTTGTTCGACGTTTTACGGCCATTTGCCTTTCTCCTACCAGCTTTTTGTAAAGCTATTGCTATTGCTTGTTTCTGTGGTTTACCAGCTTTCATTTCTCTACGAATGTTTTCACTGATAGTTTTTTTACTTTTACCTTTTTTAAGAGGCATTATCTAGCATTTTTTACTATTGAAGCACCAAAGTACATACCAATAATAGCGGAAAGTAGGTGTGTATCCAAAGGTGTTAAGACTAATCCTTTTAAAGCTTCCCATTTAACAACTTCTTGTCCTTCAGTTAAAAATAGAAAACCGGGATTCCACTGTGTGTATCCAACTGTTACTGCTACGTCAGGCCAAAATACTGCAACAACTTTAGGCCAAACAATAATTGCAGCTACTGCAGATAGTGCAATAATACGTCGTGTAATTTGAAAACCTTTATTCTCATAACGACGTGCTTCATTAGTAGCTTTAGACTGTGCAGCTAGTCCTTCTATTGCTCTATCAAAAGCAGCTTGTTTAGCTTTTTGGTTTTGACTCCAAATAGTCATTACTCCAGATAATAATCCAGAGCCAAGCATCGTTATAAGTTCTAAAGGTAATCCACCCATTATTTAGGCTTTCATTACCTTACCAGCACCACGTATAGCAGCACCACAACCGCGTCCTACTGGGCCACCTTTAGCTTTTTTAACTATTCCAGAGTAATCTTCATCTATTTTCTTTAAAGACTTTTTACCTCTGTTCTCCATAGCACTTTCATAAACTTTACCAAAACCAACAGCATCTTCAATATCCATTGTTGTTTCTGGAAATTTTCCTGCTACATATCCAGTAATCCCCATAACGTCTTTATAAGGATTAGAACTGTAAGATTTTTTCTTTTTCTTTTTTGACATAACTATCTCCCTTAGTAAAGCCGATTGTGTGAACAACTATACTTTCCAGTTTTACCGCCTTTTTTCATTTTCTTCATATAACCACCAGCCTTTTTCTTCATAGGAGGCTTAGGTTTACGCTTGGGTTTTGGAACAGATTTTTCACCCTTCTCTTCAAATTTAATTAAAGCATCCATATCTTCTTGAGAAGGAATACCCATTTTAATTTCCATTTCTCGATCAGGTAAACCTTTAGTATAGGAAGAATCTTTTTTATTTGACATAACTATCTTCCTTAGTAAAGCCGATTATGTGAGCATTTATACTTACGTGTTTTACTTTTTTTACTTGTTCTTTTACTTACTTTACCACCCTTCTTCATACGCTTTCCTACATTAGAAGCTTGAGCCTGTCCTACGTTAGCAGCCTTTTTAACCTGTTGTTCTGCGTTATAAGCCTCTACATCTTTTTTATATTTTTCTGCTGCTTCTGCACGTGCTAAATCACCACTAAGATCAAGAATATCAAAACTCATTAGAGCATTATTAAGATCAAATCTTTTACCTTTTCCTATCCCACTTATATTAAGAGGATCAATATGTCTGGCTAATGCGCCTTTTTTAAATAAACCCATTTTATTTCCTTTAGTTATTAATTAGAATTAGGTACAAGATTATCATCTGCACCTGCAGGACTTGCTGGTGCTTGCATATCATCTCTTCTTGTACGGCGTGCTTGATTACGCTGTAGATCAAGAACTTGATTGTATTGCTGTTGATATAGTCCAGCAGTTTGATAATCTTTTTGAAACATTGAAGCTTCAACCATACAAGCATTAAACAGAAGATCATAACAAAAATCTGTAAAGTAGTTTGTGTTGGTTGCTGAAGTTAGTGTAGTAGGTCTGGAAATATAAACAACCTCTCCTGCATAGGTAGAGGCTGGTGTAGGAGCAACTACTACTGTTGATCCATTACGTTGACCATAGTAACGTGGTTCTGATGTTGAAGCACTTACAGGCCAGTAATCGTTAATAAATTCGTCAGTTCTCATAAGAAGATTAATCTTGGAACTATCACTTACAATGTTAAAGTTTTTAACAATGCGTGTACCTGTAGGAAGTGTAACTTTATTGTTACCACTTGATACAGCTATTGAAGTATAAGTAACTAAACCATAGTCATCTAGGTCTTTGACAAGCCTTTCTTCTGCTCTATTCACCATATTTGGAATAAAGTTAAGAAATTCGGTGCTATTATTCTCAGTAGCAGCGATTAGTTCGTTGACCAGATAAGTATAGTTAGCCATAGAATACAGCCACCGTAGCAGCAGATGTAGGCGCAGAAACTTTTACTGTTCCATTCACATCCATGCCTAGATCAGTAAGATAAATTTCTGAAGCATCATTTGCAGTTGTTAGAGTAAATTTAATGTTATTACCCTTGATGTTTCCATAAGCATCTGTTGAAGTACCAGTAATTAGAAAAGTACCTACGCCAGTAGCAAATAAGGAACGAATGCGTGTATCAGAAACTGTTACACTTGATGTAACATCTAGAACTGCTCCACTGCCTACAATATAACCTTCACGAAGAGTTGTTGACATTTTATGCCTCTCATAAATGAGTATTAATACTTGTTGTATTATAACACTAGATTAAAAAATAAAAAAGGCAAAGAAGTGTAAAAAGAATTTCTTCTCTCTACACCCCCATGCCTTAGTCTAGTTCAACAGATTCTTAGGAGGAACCTGAAGCACCATAGAAGCCACGCCAATCGGACCAGCCAAAGCTGTACCGTTCACGTGCCTTGAACCGGAGATTGCCAGTGTCAAAATCTGGTTCCATTTTTGTTGCAAGAGGTGCACGAACAAACATCTTTGTACCATTAGGAACATCAGTCTTAATGTACCAAGCGTTTGTGTCAGTGAACCGACGATTAACAAAGAAACCACCGGGAACAAGACCCTGATTACGGATTGAGTTGATCTTGTTCTGGTTAGTTGCGCCGATGGAAGTGTCATTGGGGTTTACACCAATAACAGTTGTCATCTGGCTGTTTAGAATCTGGTCTGCAGTAAATGCTAGATCAGATGGAACGTGTAGTGACTCAGCCTGTGCACCAATTAGAATGCCACGATCATCTTTAGTTTTTGAGATTGTAATAAGTGCAGTCTCAAGTGAAGCTTCTGATAGATCGGTAGCACCTAGAGTGTTGGACTGAAGACCAGAACCAACAGTTGGGTGAGAGGCTGAGAATAGTGCAACACCATCACCACCAAGATAAGAAGCACTGAAGCCGTTATTGAAAACGTCTGCAGCTTTTACCTGCTTGGTGTTAGCCATTGCGCGGGCTAGACCACGTGCACGTAGCTTGGCAAAAGTGTCATAAAGATTGTCTTCCATAGCTTCTTCAGTAACTGCAAAAGCAAGGGCAACTGTCTCGTGTGTGTACCGAGCAGTGTAACCTTCCTGTGCGTCGTCATACTGAACTGCAGCACCTTCACCCTTTACAGGTGCAGTGCCGAAGCCTGTGAATAGAACTTCTTCTTCAAATGCACGATCTGACTGTTCAACTTCGTAAAGTGGTTCATGTTCGTTATCCACTTCACCGTATTCCATGCCAAAAATAGCATTTAGACCGGGAAGAAGTTCTTTTGCAATACTAGAGCGATTAATAGCCATTGTTATTTACTCCCTTCTTCCGCTTAGTTTACAGATGAATCAGCAGAAATGTAAGCATCGACATGTTTGACGATACGAACTTCTAGCTTTGGAAAAGCACGTTCTGCTGCAACATCAATGTCATTGCCCGGTTCATTAACAACTGCAATAGGACGAAGCATGGCATTACCTGTGGTACGTGTACTGGCATTAATACCAAAACCTGAACGACCTGTTACAGTTGAACCTGCACCTAGAGTAACATTGAAGTTTTGTGAGTTAATGTCACCAATAGATACTGAAGCGTCAGCTTGAATAACAAAGGTGGCAGATGGATTATCCATAACATAAGCAACCGCTTCTGTTACTGAAGTTCCGCTAGGCCAATAAGCAGACCATTTTGGTTCACCATTGGCAACATAATTACAACCCATGAAAACACCTAGTGCTTTCTGAGTTGTGGTTGTTAGGACGTTTACGTACCCGCCAGCATTTACAACAATATCACCAGTAAAAATGTTTGCAGCATAACCGCTGGAAACACGGTATTCATTCATACCGCTGCTATTTGGTGAACCACCACGAATGCGAGAAGGACGTAGACCGTCAAGTGCTTTTGTAGTAGACATATTACACTTTCCTTTCTATGTGCTATACATTGACATATACACTTGTCGGTCTACAGTATTCAATCTTAGTCCTGTTGAAACTTAGCTTGTTTACCGCGACTAACTTGTGTACGACTTTGATTAGAGATAGGCATCTGAGAATTGTTTTCGCGCATTAACTGTGCATTAACTGCATCAACCATTTCGCGGCTACGATTCTCATAAAATTCTTGACGAGATTCTGCAAGTTCTTTAGGCATCTTTGCTAAAGCCAAGTCTCCACGACAGACTGCACCTACATATCGTCCACCCTCTCTCACGTCAGAGGAATGTAGCATCTCTGGAACTTCATCTGCCTGTACAAATTCCCATCCTTCAGAAGTACGCTTACCTACATTCTGGTAATCTTCTTGATTACGTAGAGTAATGCGAATCCAACGAAGAGCCATGTCTTCATTAGCAAAACGGTTTTTAACGGACTGAGGAATATCTAGCCAATTAGGTTCCTCAAATGTTGTACGACGTTGTGTAGTTTCCCGATTAACGCTATTACGTGATTCATTTCGTGTTGTCATTGTATTTCCTTCCCACGCTTAATTATAAATTTCTGTGTATTCGCCATCGGCACTTTCGGCCTTTAGCTTTTCCGCAGCATATTGTTCAAGTGTAATACCCCATTTATTGGCTCTGCGAACATCTTCTTGAGATAGTTTCACTTTATTGCCTTTAGAGGTTTGAGGTGTGCGTGAGGCACCTGCAACTACTTGAGCAGAATTTGACGGTGTATCCTGCAACCGTGGTGTCTCCTCCTCCTGTTTTGAAACTGGAGCAGGGTCTTCATACTTGTGAGGAAACTGGCTACGTAGTCTTTGATCAATTTCCTCATAAAAATCGTCATCGGCTGGATCATAGCCTTCACTTTTTAGTTCAGCATCTGCAGCTAGTGCTGCTGCAGTCATGATCTGATCCTGACCAAACCAAGGATTTTTACTAGCCCAAGCTACAGCTTTAGGATCATACTCCTGCTGCTGCTGTGGTACATGCTGTTCGGCTGTTTGACCTGCAGCTTCAAGACGTGCATTGTATTCTTCCCATGCACGTTGCTGCTGCTGAACAACCATAGACTCAGCATAAGCCTTGGACATTTCTTCTTGTGCAGCAAGCATTCGATCTGTATCACCAGAGTCTGCAGCTTGCTTAAAAATTTCTCTAGCCTGTTCAATTCGACTATTGATTTGACCTTGGCTACTATCAATATTAGTTTTTAAACTACTAGCTAGTTCTTGTTCCCTTGTCTTAACAGAACCACGAAGATTTTCTACTTCACTACGAAGTTTTTCAATTTCTTCTTCACGTTCTTTACGTTGCCGAATAAGCTGTTTAATACGCTTCTCAGCACCTTTAGTCTTAATACCCTCCAACTCTTCCAGTTGTTCTTTAGGGGCTGGTTCCTCCTGTTGAAGTTCCTGTACTTGTTCTTGTACAGTTTCTTCTTTTTCAACCTTTACTTCAGCGGGTTTTTCTGTTATTTCTTCTTTTTCTTCTACTTCAAATTCTACTTTTGGTGCAGACTCTGAAGCACCTGAAGTATCAATCTCAGACCATTCTGATAGGTCTACTTCTGTTTCTTCGTTATTACTCATTACTCTTTTTCCTTTCTATCGCTAGGTGCGAAACTAACGGTTACGGCTAATAATTAGTTATTATATACTAATTAATTTAATTAGACAAATTAAATGTTGGGTCTAGATCAGTAGGCTTGTCTACACGCATAATGATCTGATCGTCAAACAATAACAAAAACTTCACACCTTTGTACTGAAGCTTCTGTCCAATAAGCTTACCATAAGCTACATAATCTCCTTCTTGACACCAAGGTCCAAGAGGAAACTTCTCTTTGTCGTCATATGCTAGATCACCTAAAGCTACTACTTTACCAACAGTAGTCAGATAAGCAATATCGTCTTTAGTTGAGTCAGGGAGAATAATTCCACCCTTTGTCTTCTGTTTAATTGACACTGGCTGAACCAGCACATGATAACCCGGCAGTTCCGGTAAGTCTTCTTTCTTTAATTCAATACCTTCATCTGAAACCCAATCAGAGTTAGGAATTGACTTGCCCATCGAAGGCTGTTGCATTTACTACTCCTCTTCGTAGATACGAATTTTAACAATATTTGTTATTTGTTCTTTCGCCAACTCTAGTCCTTCTATACGACCAACGACTTGACGATACTCATCGTAACTTGAAGAGCCTCCATATGCAAGTAAATTTTTTAAATCTTCGACTTGTTTATCAAGTTCTTTTGTTATTTCTTCCCAGAGGGTCATTAACTATTCTTGTTAGCCTCCTTTACAAAGTCTGTTACCATATCAGCAGCTTTAAGCATTTTGCTTGTATCGGTTGTTTCTTGGGTTTTAGCCAAGTCCATAATAGCATCAAGTGCTGCGATAGCTTTCTTAGCATTACGATCCTTTTCTTTTTCTTGAGCATTAGTTGAAGTACGAATACCTTCTTTCATCATGTCAATCTGAAGCTGTGCTTCCTTCAGATCAAGTTCACGGTTCTTCATTGCAGCTTCAACACTTTCCTTAGCTGTCTGTGCCTGTACCTTGGCCTGTTCAACCTGTAGACGCTGCTGTTCAATCTGAACCATCTGTGCTTCTGGTGTAGCTGCCTGTTGCATCTGTGCCATAGCCTGATTAGCTTGAGCAACCTGTTGGGCTGCTTGAGCCATGACCATCTCCATAACGCGAGGATCATTAGGATCAACCTGACCAGATGCAATAGCTTCTGGACCATACTGTTCAACAATCTGTTCTGCAGTACCCTCAACCTGCTCCTGATATTTCATAATCAAATGTTCTTGCATATTTGCTTCTAGAACTGGAGCAATACGTTTCATTAGAGGATTAGCACCATTCTGTGGGTCTTGCATGTAAGCCATCTTAGCTTGAATATGTGCGTCATGGTTCTGACCCATAAAGGCTTTGATAGGTAGACCTTTAACTGCAGCCATAATATCTGAGATTGGATCAAGCGGTACAGGCTGTGGTTTACGTGGCATAATCTTATCTAAGTCTGGAACATTAGCAGACTGAAGAATAGAACGGTTAAGTTCTTCTAGATCAAACATACCGGGTGGTGACTGTTGTGCAAGCTGCAGAGCCATCTGAGCCATCATCATGCGATGGGCGTTAGATGGAATGTTAGGATCAGATACTGGAATAATATCAATCCGACCATCAAAGTCCGACTTATAAATTTTTAGTGTATTTTCTGGAATGTCTACAAGTGATTCGTCTGGTAGATATTCGTAGTTAATACGACCCAGAATTTTAAATTCATCTTTTTGTGATTTGTGTAGCCGCTTGTGAATAGCAGAAAAGAACTTGCTACTAGCTTCAAGCAGGGCCATTGTTGTTCCAACTGGTCCATAACTTGCAGCATCTGATACAATCTGTTCTGTACTATCCGCAAACTTTTGTGCTGCATTAGAGACAAACCCAAGCATCTGGAACAATGTTTGTGAAGGTTCTTTGTATGGAAGAGGAATGATCATTTTAGATAGATCATTACCTACAGCTTCTACTTCTTTCCATTCACCCGGTGCAATAGGATCATTGTCTCCAACCATCCGCAACCCTTTAGCTTTGAAGCCGCCGGGTAGGTTAGCAAACTGTCCAGCATCGACCAAGCCACGCATAGCTGCAGTAGCTGTCATTGTAAGGTTGCCAAGGAAGTGGATCAGGCCAAGACCATAGAAGCCAAATCCGGGTACAAAACGATAGTGTGTAAAGAAGATTTTCTTTTCACGTCGTTTGTCTTTAATGTCGTAGTTACGACGAATAGAAAGAACCTTCCGTGATTTTTGTTCAATAGTAACAATATAAGGAAGGGACAGACCGTCATCCTCACCGTGAAACTGCTTTGGTAAATCAAGATAGCAGTGTTGTTCAAGTAGAACATATTGTGGGTCATGTTGTGAAGAAGGGGAAAGACCCAAGATCGTATCCATCTTCTGTGCCATTGCTGTTTGTTCTGGCATAGAAGCATCAGGCAGGTCAACGTCGGCATACATACCTGCGGCTATGTCGCGTTGCATTTCAACTGGACTACGATAAATCACGTGAGTGTAACGGTCTGCCCGTCGCAGGTCCGTTGCATAATATGAAATATAAAATTGGTCGATAGGTACAAATTCAGATACAGGGCGATTTAGACCTTGATCAAAATATGTTTTCTTAAATGCTGATCCAATAAGTGGTAGATGAAAAAGCATACGTTCAAATTCGTCAAAGTATTCTGTAATCTGGTCAGTGACCTGATAATTCATAAATGCTTTAACACGGTTAGCCTGATCCTGCTTTTCTTCAGTAACGTCACCAACAATTTGTGACTTTACAGGACCAGCCGGTGGAAATAATTCTTGTGTAGCTTTAGATTGAAACTTAACTGCTGATTCAATTAGAATAGGATGCACAGCAGTACAAGCACCTTCAAATGGTTCTGCTGCTTCTTCAAGCTTTAGACCTAATAGATCAAAGCCACGTTCAAACATAGACTCCCAATCTGAACGTGAGTCTTTGTCTGCTTCAAAATTATCTATAACTTTAGAAGCAATATCTTCCAGTTCTTCTTCATCCATATCTTCTGCAAGATTACGATAAAATTCTTCTGGCTCTTCCTTTTTCTGTACCTTTGATCTTTCGTCTTCTGGTGGTTTAAACTCTACGATAATACCACCATCTTCTGGATCAAGTTCCATAGTAGCTTCGTTACCATCTTCGTCAATGGTTCCGCTTGACTCTATCTCAATAGATAGTTCAGCCGTTGGAATTGGATCAAAGGGATTACGTTCAGTTGCCATTTTTTATATTGCCTTTGGTTGATAATTATATGGATTTGATTCTACAATAGAACCACCTTTACTTTTCTTTGTAACTGTTTCTTTTGTTGTATTTCCAGATACTTTGCTAATATGTTCTGGAAATACTAATATCTGCTGTGACCTGTCATCAAAATCTTTAAATAGAATTGAATCGTATCCCTCTTCTTTTAGCTTATCAATATTTTCTTTAGCATACAATCTTTGTTTATTATTTTTAATAACATAAGGCTTTTCAATATTTTCTAAATTAAACCGTGAAATATTTTGACCTGATTGTAAAGGATTTCCTTCTATATCAACACCTTTCATTAACGAGGCTGTTGTTGCTTTTTCTTTTGTTTTAGGATTTATAAAAAGAGTATCTCCTCTTCCTCCATCTACAGGATTAAAATCTTTTGTTGCTCTAATGTTGGCATACTCTTCAGCCACTTTAGGATTAATGGTAAAATAAAACCCTTCTCCCATAAATTGATCATTAGGATTGCCAAAATCTATATCAAAATAATCTTTACCTTTTTCTTCTAATCTACCTTTTGCAGAACCATGATAACCATACAATCCTGTTTCATTAGGTTGTTTTGGTAAAGCTTGTTTTGTTTCTTCTGGTAAATCTTCAAATAAACGACGTAAAGGAGATACTGCTCTTTCAGATATTTCTCGTACACTCTTAACTGAACCGGGAGTAGCCATCATTAAAGGAGCAATAGCTGCTAGACCCATAGAACCTGCTGCATCTAGGTAATCTCCTTTTGAAAAAGAACTTCCTGCTCTTCTAGCTTCTTCTACCATAGCTGCTATATCAGCCTGTGGTCCAAGTATTTCTGCAACAGACTGTAGCCCACCAGCTAAACCTTTAGTTAAATTAGGGGCATCACCTCCAGCCTCCATACGCTGTTCCGCAGGAGTTGCTTCAATACTTTGAACTGTTTGTCTAAGACGATTTGCCATAATGGTAGATACTTCCCCCTCTATCTTCCCCCTAATAACTATGTACTATATCACTAAACTCGCCAATATGCAACCCTCTTTTGTTTACGAGGATTTTCATCGTCTTCCCAATCAGCATCTTCTGTATGTTCAATACGCCAACTCTCCTTCAAATATAACGCAGCCATAGTCAAAGCATCTACTTGGTCATCGTGTGGTGCGTAGGGAAAAGTTGTTACTTCTTCCTGCAATTCATCTGCCCATTGTTTATAAGCTGGTAAATATATTCTTCCTGATTCAAACAAAGGAGTAATAGCATTTAGCCTAGAGGTTTTGTCTTTGTCCGGTGTATATTCCAATACTGGCAGTCCTGCTCGTCTCATATCCTGAATTAGCGACTGTCCACTTGCCTTCTTTTCTACCAAGCATACATCTGGCCTGTGCGTCTTAAATTGCTCTTGTGCAATCCTTCGTAGGTCTGGATATTCATATCTGCCTCTCTTACTACCTAGCAGCACCATATTAGCTACAACCTGCTCCGTTCCTGTATCTTCATCTTCATATACTGAATGGAATATACCCCATGTCTGTATTACGCTAAAGTCTGCTGTATTGCTTGTAGAAAAGGCTGTATCATACGTCTGAAGAATAAATTCACATGCTGGTGGTTCGTCATGCTCCCACCACTCTATCCAATCCTTCTTGACAATACCACCTTCATCAGGTGTTGGATTCTGCATGTAAAGACTGTCCCAATACTTGGAACCATTGGTAGCACGTATCTCCATCTCATCCAGCCGTAGCACATCGTCACTCTTCCACTCAGGGAAGTAAGACGTACCTATAGGTAGACCCAACAAATCAGAAGCATCCTCATCTACCCACGCAGGAATAGACACAACATGCCACTTCTCTGAAGGTTTGAGATGCCAATCCATCTTCTCTTCCTGTTTGAGTAGCCAGCCACATAGGTCGTCATAATGGTAACGAGTGTTAATGATAATGATCCTACCATCCGGCATTAGACGTGTACGTAGACCTGAAGGGTACCACTCCTTAATATATCTTCTACCTGCTGCACTAATAGCATCTTCTTCCGACATAGCATCGTCCAGAATAGCTATGTGTGCACCACGTCCAGCAATCTGTGAACGTACACCTGCAGCATAATAGGAACCACCCCC